ATAGGCACTCCGCGCCGCAATAAGATTGAAACCGAACTTTCCAACCTGCGTATCGGGCTTCAAATACGCAATGCCCGTGAAGCAAGGAAAATGACACAAAGAGAGCTTGCAAGGAAAATAGGAAAAGAACGGTCTTTTATCTCTAAAATTGAAAGGGAGGGCAGTAATATTACCCTTTCCACGCTTTATGATATTGTAACGAAAGGGCTTGGAGGGAAACTTGACATACAAGTCCAGCTTTGAAAAACTGTGCTACGTGTTTTCAAGCCTTCGAAGCAAACTCCCCTCTTGTACTGATAAAGCGGATTTGTAAATGCCAATTGGTCAATATCTGATTATAAATAATAAATTCAGCCCCGAACCGGAAGGAACGGGGCTTTTCCATTTCAATATAAAAATTCAAATAAAAATTGCTATATAGCCACACCTCCTTATCGTATTTATGACAATCGTTCTAATGTCATAAATACGTCTTCTGATTATTTCTTATCCTCTTTATTAATAACGAATTTTACCGTATGAAATTTATAAATCAAATTCATACGGTATGACAATCTTAGAACAGATCTTGGCAGGACTGCAACAGAAGTTTACTGGGGTAGACACTGCCACTTTGACCCGAATCGCCACCAAAAAGGCAGAGGGCGTAACGGACGGAATACAGGTAAACTCAATCGTTGAGGGTATCTCTTTTCAGGACGTGATGCAAAATTATGGTGATTTCCGTGCAGGACAAGCACAGACTTCCTCGATATCGAACTATGAGAAGAAGTATGGGCTGAAAGACGGAAAGCCAATCGAGAATCCCAACCCAAATCCGAAGCCGAAGCCGGAAGAAGAAAAGAAAGATGATATTCCATCTTGGGCACAAGCTCTGATTGATTCTAACAAAACTCTTTCTGAAAAACTTGCCGGTTACGAACAGGAGCGAGTACAGGCACAGCGCAATGCGCAGGTATCCGCTAAAGCAAAAGAATATGGTATTCCCGATTTTATGTTGAAAGATCGCAATATTCCAACAGATGCGGACTTGGACGCTTATTTCAAGGACGTGAAACAGGAGATGACCAATGCGGGATTTCAAGGCGTGGAAGTTCCCCAAACAGCAGAGAAGCGTACCGAAAAAGAAAACCATGCCATTGCTGCCATGATTAACAAGGGGACGGAAGAGATTAACAAACAGAATCAGTAACTTAAAAAGGTAAAAAGATTATGCCAGCAGGACTTCATTACAATTTGGAACAGATTGAAAAGCCTACTCCTGAAATGTGCCGTATTGAAACGATATATCGCTATTCAGGAGGTTTCAATCTGGTTCTTACAAACCTTACGGGCGTGAAAACCATTCCGCCCCTTACGCCGTTGGTGCTTGACTTCAAAAAAAGACAAGCCACGGTGGTAATCAATGTGGAAGTGGCAGAGAAGTACACCACAGGCACAAGCATGAAAGTGAAGAAAAATTCATTGGCTTATGTCGGTATGTTTATCGGAGATGGTACGAATGGGGCTAAAGTTAACAAGATTGACAAAGCCAATGCCGACTACGACACACTTACTTTGGCAGCAGCTTTCGGGAGTAGTGTAACGGTTGAAGCCGGAACGGTGCTATTTGAAGCCAAAGCGCAGGATGGTACAGAACCGAAAGCAACTGCAACAGCGTTGAACTATGCCACTACCAAAGTGGAAGAAGGAGCAACCGTGACAGCCATCGGACGTGCCTACGAGATTAGACCGACCAAGCTCATTGTCCCCATCTCTGAGAAGGATAAGGCTTCTCTCGGTGATAGATTCATGTTCACTTATTAAGGAAAGGAGGGTATATGTATTTGACAGTTCAGACATTATTGAATGACCCCGAAATAGTAAAAGCGGTGATTGACCGTGTGCAAGCTCTCCGCCTTGATACTATTTTTTGGAAGAAGCATCTTGATTTCGAGGAAACGAAATCACGCGTGTTTAAAACCTATCTCGGTACGGTTACAGGTGTAACAGCCGGTTCTGTTATCGACCGCAATTCTAACAAGCCGTTAAGAGAGCGTAAATCTCTTGGTTCAGGATATGGCGAAGTCGCTTATTTGGGTGACCGCTACCAGATGGATAATGACCGTTTGGATATGTTACAGGAACTTGTTACCAAGTTTAACAATGCACGCACAACAGACCAACAAAGAGCATTGAACGACATCATCAACTATATTACGGATGATATGCGCCAAGTGTTGCTCGCTCCGCATAAGCGTATGGATATCGTGGACGGTGATTTACGTTCAGATGGCAAGGCTTCTGTGAAAGTAGATGATAACCCGCAAGGAATCGAAATGCTTGACATGGAATTGCCGGTCCATCGCCTTACACCGGGAGTTGAAGACAAAGAGCACTTTGTGAAATATATTATGGACCAAATTGTTGAACTTCGTACGAAGTTCGGTATGTTCGTTTCGATGGAAATGTCGCGAAAGACATTCATCAATTCTATTGTCGGATCAAAGGACTTTGGTGAGTTCTATAAACAGTCTTTCGCACAGAAAGAAGTGCAACTATCTTCCGGCTTGATGTCCAGCGAAATGGCTACTACCATCTTTCAAGGGTTGGGCTTGCCCCCTATCGTAATCAACGAGGATTTGGTTGAGCTTCCCGATGGAACCATGAAACAGGTGTTCAAGGACAACCGCATTTCGTTGTTTACCACCGCCAAACAAGGCAAGATGCGTTGGCATACTCCGTATGAGATTACCGACCCTGTACCTGGTAAAACCTATAGCCGTTCAGATGGCGGTATGTATATCTCCAATGTAAGAACGGATGAAGGAAGATTCATGGAATATGGTTGTGAATGGATTCCTGAATATACCAATCCGAACAAAATTGTAATTGTGGATTTGGACACAATGCTAGGCTAGGATGAAAGTACTTGATTACATAAAGCAGTCCTTCAGGGATTTTGGCATTACTTTGAGTGATGCCAATATCCTTACAATCCTAAAGCCATCAGGAGTAGTTGGAGAAGATGATGTAGAAAACTTAAATAACAGCCAATTCAGGGATGTTTCGGTCGGTATGGTAAAGTTTATCCCTACCCTCTTACTGCGTGGTAGTTCCAAGTCCGTATCGGAAAACGGGCACTCCAAATCACAATCTTGGGACATTCAGGGTATCAAAGACTATTATTCCCTGATGTGCAAACAGTACGGATTGAAGGATGAGTTGAACTCGGACAAACCTAAAGTGACTTTTTTGTGATATGTTAGACGAAGCGCCTCATATATTAATGGTAAGAACGGTGATACCGCCAGACAATGACGAGTACGGGCGACCGATACCCGGCACAGGCGGAGAGTCGTGGAATGAATTTACAGAATGCTTTTGCCATGATAATTCCCAACAGCAGGAAGTATCGGTAAATGGCAAGCTATGGGTTTATTCCTACCATATAGTGTATGAAGGCAAGAAAATAGCATTAGACACAAAAGTAAGATGTTTGGATAAAGAAACGAAAGAGGTTGTAGGGAAAGGCAAGGTAATCAAAAATGCTGAGTGCTATTCGGAAGAACTGAAAGGACGTTGTGACATTTGGGTATGATAGTAACAGGGGATATATATAAGATTATTTTCAAAGAAGTTCAGGATTTCGGCATTAAGGCTATTTATGACAGCTGGAATTCAATCGATGCGCCTTTGAAAGACGAAGCTATAGTCATTATCACTTCAACTCCGATTGAACCAGACACTTATTGGGAGAAAACCTTTGTATACGTGAGTATTTGTGTGCCGGACTATCTGGGAAAGGTTAACACGGTAAGATTAAACGAATTGGAAAGATTGTCTGCATTGTGGATTGAGGATGAAATAGTTTGCGATTTTGACGGAAGTTGGTATATGATATCTAAGTCATCACTTGGCATTGAAAGAGATAACGCTTTAAAATGTAGTTATGTGAGCATAAAATTATCGTTTGAAATTTTAAATGTAAAATAATATGAAACCATTTATCGGGATAAAAAAGATTTGGTACGGTGATGTTATTAGTGAAGCCGTAACCAAAACAAGCTTAAAAACTCTACTCGGTAGCATGACTGAAGTAAAAAACTCACATCAAGACACATGGCAGTATACAGAGGATGACCCTACTTATACTGACTATATTAATGAGTTAAATGGAGAAATTTACTATCGTGATGTTACACAAAAAGGAACCAAAACCATTACATTTACAATGGGAGAATGGACTTTTGATGACAAAGTAGCCTTGCAAGGCGGAGAAAAGGTGGATACTGATGCAGGTTGGGCTGCTTCCGATACTCCCGGTATTATCAATCAAGGCATTGTGGCTCAAACAAAAACAGGTAATTATATTGTCTTTACTAATGCTGCTGTTATCGCTAAGGGAACCCAAGCAGAAAAGAATATCGGGTTAGGAGTCACTGCGGTGGCAATGAGTAACACTAATGCCGGGGTGAAGAGCGATTACCTGTTTGATGGTACAAAAATTGACACAGGTGGATGATATTTTTATTAGAATGTAATAGATCGTTTTCGGATGGTGGTGGGTGGTTGCTTACCACCATTTTAATTTAAACTTATGGATGCAGCAAAAATAGTTAATGCAGCCGTTTTAGAGAAAGACTTTGAAACGGTATTTGTGAATGATAATGTTTATGTGATTCACCCTCCTACGATTCATAAGATAGCAGGAGCGGGATATTATCTGAGTGATTTAAAGGATGGGACTACGGTAATGGATATGCTACGTTCATTGAAGGATGTTAAATGTGCGTCAAAAGCTCTATCTTGGCTAATCCAAGGCAATGAAGAGTTAAGTGAAGAACTATCTAAAGGTACATTTGATGAAGTAGTAGAAGCGTTAGCAATTGGGCTATCAATGATTTCTGTGGAAAATTTTTGCAAGCTGTCAATTTTAGCCAAGAACGTAGCAAATTTGACAGCAAAACAGAAGCAGTAGGAAATGACTGTTTACTTGGACAGATTGCATCGTTCATTGAGTCTCTGCATCTGTCCTATGATGAAGTGGTATATAAGATAC